ATCATGCTCTGCTAAAAATTTTTTGTGCCCCTTCTCTGCCATCTTGCTTCCAAACGCTCTATCCTGCAATATCTTTTTAATACACTCAACCAATTCTGTCTCATCCTTGAATGTGAGAATCTCTTCCCCTATATTATAGCAATTCTCCAGGTCAGGAGTATATTCACTTACCAAAATAGCACCTGTTGCTGGAACCTCAAACATTCGCGCCTTCATTTGTGTACCCGTTCCAGTCGAGTTTTTACTAAAATTTAAGCCAACTAAAGAAGTAGAATAAGCCCACACCATGTCTTCAAAAGAAGTAGCCTCTGGGATATAAATTGAATTATTTAAAGCATCTATATATTTTTTTCTATCACCCCTAGGGGATCCTACAAAAGCTGTAGCTCTGTACCTAGGACAATTAAGGTTAGAATACACATCAGAGTTTGCACACCATGTAGCATACATAATATTGTCATATCCTGTATCCTTATACTTCTCAACATACTGCTTCTCGGGTGTGGAACAGTAATGAAACTTAGAACATACTTTTTTAGAAAAATCAGCAAACCTCCAAGAATCATCGCAGAACCAATTAAAAGTCGTTATTCGTCCTTTTCTAGTTTCTTCCTCAATGACCTCCCAAGGCTCATCTGGACAATAATAAGAACTGCCCGTCATGACGCAAAACAGTAAATCAGGCTTAATTCTCTCTATTAAGAGTTTTAGTTCTTTATTGCCGTAAACAGAGGTATCAAAAAAATGTGTTTCATGACCTAATGCGCGTAAAGGAAGAAAAAAGTTCCAAAAGCCATAATCGAAACGGTAAGGATTTCTAGGATTACGCTCGATAGTCTTTGGAGCGATAAAAATGATCTTCAAAGATTTAGTACTTTCTTCCACCTCTCTAAAATTTCCTTTTCATCCAATATTTCCTGTCCATTACTTGGCCCATTAAAAGGGATCCCAGATAGCTTACATTCAGCCTCTACGAGCCCGTAGGTTTCACTAAGGGAGGAATGGTATACAGTGCTTATCTGTCCATACATAACCTCAGGATCATCCTCATGACCTTCTAAAGTAACACTAGTATTCAAAAGGGGTTGTACCTGTTGAATAAAATAACCTTTGTCATTATTTTCTCCAAAAAGTTTGATTCTAGAAAATCCATCTTTTAAGGCTCTCTTGATAGATAAATGCACTTGTTTATTTTTATCAATACTTCCAATTACACCAGCAACTCCATTATTAGGATTTTCCCATTTTATTTTCTCAACAACAGGAGGAATAATAACCGATGGATGATTTACTCTATGCCATTTCTTTTGAGAATTACTTACATATACTATTAAATCATACTGCGAAAGGAGGACATCTTTAAGAGGAAAAAGATCTTTCTCATGACAATAAAGAATGTGTTTCTTAACTCTAACCTCCTGGGGAACCTTGATAAAGTGGCTTATCAAAATATCATCAGGACCCAAAAGACACTCCTGAATAGGTGCTGCCTTACATTTATCTAAATGCCAATCATGAGGACCATAAAAAGTGCAGTCATACCCATTATTATTTAGCAAATTAGTTAAATTTATGTGAGCCACAGTCCCACCTCCAGGACGAGTCCAACTGCTTACTATTTTAACTTTGGACATGAACAGTCTTCATTGCTTGCCTATACAAATCTAATCTTTGTCCTACTACTTTATTTAAATCATATTGTTCTTCTGTAATCTTGTGAAGATTCTCACCCATTCTTTGAACTAATTTAGGATCTTTAGCTACCTTAGTTAAAATACGAACCCACTCTGATTTTCCCTTAGAAGGATCAATTAAAAATCCGGTCTCTCCATCCACAATCAACTCATCATAAGCTCCTACATTAGAAGCCACTAAAGGGACTCCATACCTCCCACACTCAGCTACTTTAATATCTGATTTAGAATCATTAAAATCATTCGGTTCAAGAGGAGCTAAGGATACATCCATATTAGCATAGAACTTCCCATAATGATCTGGGGGTAATGCATAGTGAATATCCCAGTTCTTTCCACCTTTGAACCCTCGTAAGATTGTTTCTCTATACTTTCTCCACACATCCCATTGCCAATCATCCTTCGGTGTATCAGGAGGTGGATGTCCATAGAAATCCCATCTACAGTTTTCTCTCCCCACCCTTTGATTTACAAAATGGGGAACACCAGAGAAATATTTAATATCCTGTTCATGATGAATCCCTCCAGCCCATCCAAAGCGGCAATACTTTTTCTTAGGTTTTGGTACTTTCTGTGTATTCCAACACGGAAGATTATAATCAACAGCATTTTTAACTATAGCTAGAATACTCGTACAATAAGGTTTTACTCGTTCAGCAAATTTTCTTTGAGTTACGGTAACTAAATCAGAGTGGCTATAAATAAACTTAGTGATCTCCTCTAACCCTTTTTCCTTATAAACATTATACAACCTATGACCCTCGTATAGATTTGTTAAAAGGTCATCAGTATCATAATGCACAAACTTCCCAAATTTCTTAGACTTTCCAACAATTCTTGCTGTGTAGTTTGCACCAAAGTTACACAAGTTTTGCGTGAATACAATATCTGCCCACTTTATAGCAGAAAAGTCCCAATCCTGAACCCAAGTACCATCCTTCTCATTAATTCCTAAAGGATTTTTATCAAAACGAATCTCTACTTCTTCAGGATAAAGCTCTTGAATCTTCTTGTAAGGAGCAATGATTCTATAATAGGCACACCCTCCCTCATTAGCTGGCACACAGAGAATTTTTAGTTTATCACTCATAAGGTATAAAAAAATAAGGAGATTACTTTACTAATCTCCTTATTATAGTCGCTTAGGCGTATTCCACCATTAATAGCTTAAGCTTCTTCTTCTTCTTCTTCAAATGTAGCTTGTGAGCCCTCAGAAGAGTGCGTCAAACCTAGCGCAGCACTGATACCAGCAACTGCACCTCCAAGATCAACATTCTTATCCGTAGGAACTAGAGCCTTAATTGCCTTAGCATAGTGTTGACGTTTACGCTTGAATAGCAAAACCAATAATGCTTCCCACCCCGCAAGAGCAGGAACCATAGTTTTCCCAATCTGAAGGGCAGCATCTACAGCAGTTCCAATGGCAGTATCACCAAACTCACCCATCAAAGGAATGTGTTGTGAATCTTCACTTATTAGATCAGATTTAGGAGCCACTACAACTTCCAAACCTTCAGGAATAAACTTACGAACACTTTCAGGAAGAGACTCAAGAGGAACAGGAGCAGCTTGTGAGCCTTCTACTACCATTTCAGGAGTAGTAACAACTAACTCCTCCCCACCAAAAAAATCACGAACGGATTGACATGAGCCAACCCCCATTACTAGTACAATACTAGCAGCCAAGGAAAAAATAAACTTTCTCATAATAAATTAACTTTGTAGTTTAGAGAGGTAGTCACCATCAGAAACTTCTTCAGAAGGTTCGGAGGGTGTAGTACCTTCAACCGATACACCAACCAGCATATCAGCAGCTTTTTTTACTTCTTCATACTCTTCAAGCTTAACAAGATCATGAACCTCATGCAGAGAATCCATAATGGAAGCAACTTCAGCCTTAGTACCTAGAGGAGAAGATTTGGGACGAGGTTGAGACTGATCGTACTTAGGCCAACCATCTTCCATTACTTTTACAATCTTAAAATCGTGTCCCTTTTCAAGGTCAGTAATATCTCCAAAATCTTCATCTAACATAGTACCAATAAATTTCTTAAAAAGAATAACACCTACAGAAAGAATCCTAACGTCTCCTGAATCCCTGTCAAGAATATTCATATAATAACGCGCACGGGGTTTAATTTTCCTTGCAAGATCTTCATCTTCAGATTTACCTGTTTTCCACAGGCCGAAGTAGAGATCACACAAGGGACACAATTCCCCATGAATTTTACGACAATGAACATTTTTAACAGTATCCCCTTGAGGAACACGGTGAATTTTAGTCTCCGCATAGAATTCCTTATCCTCATCCCTCCAGGGAAGAATTCTAATAGCATTAGAACCTTCAGGGATTTGATAAAACTTCTTAAGAAAATCAGAATTTTGATTTGCAACCGCAGGGTTGTTAAGTTGTTCGTGTTTTTGACGAAGTGCTTCAAGATTAATAGCCATAGTTATATTCCTTTGTTAGTTGTTAGTGTATGATAGTAATATCATTTATATAGTTTAGTTTCTTCTCGTTTATTTGCAGAAACTTGTTGTAACATATCCTTTTTTTGCTCAAGGGATTTAACAAGACCCTTAAGTAATTCGTATTTAAAAGTAGCATCGTCCAAAATTTGTTGTCTAACTCTATACTGTTCTTCAGCAAATACTAGGTCGTCTAGATCTTTCGCAGTTAACTTCACACTAGATCCAAACTTCGCCTCTTTCCTAAGCTTAGACATAAACTGAGTAAGTTCTATGCTGCGTGTATTCATCTGCCTTTTAGCGGCACACATTAGCCCATGATAGTAAGAATAAATAGATGCTTGACGAAGCATTTCATTCTCCACATTATTATCATCAAACTTTACTAAAGCATCACTAATATATTTATAATTTTCCCAAGTAAAGTCTTCTAAAGTTTCAATTATTTCTTGCATATTAATAGGATAGGGGAGGTTGAGCAGGTCTTGGAGGAGCTAAAGAAGCAGCTTTCCCTA